GACGACAACTTCTTGGCGCTGTCCAACTTCGACTTCGCGACCGACAGCGCCTCTCTCTCGACCAACCAGTTCTCGTTGCATTGCTCGCAATCCTTTCTGTGTGCGGCTACCACCTCTTTTTGAGACTCCACGGCGGCCATGGCGGCCTCGTAGGACTCATTGATCGCGCTCGGATCGCCATACTCAGCCGCCGACACTTCGAGCCTCGCGACCTCCTCGTGTAGTCGCTCGACGTCCCTCTTCTTGCTCTCCACGAGTTTGGCGGCCTCGTCATATCTCTCGCGGTCACGCTCAATATCTCGAATGCTCGCTTCGATGCCGCCAATCTCTTTGTCTGCCTCTTGTATCCTGGCCTCGAGCTCAGGCGCGTCCATGCCGTGGCTAATCCCGCCGGACTGTTCGACAAGCCTCTCGTAGGAGGTTGTGGCCTTGTTGTCGTCTTGGTTCGCCTCAGCGGCGACCTGGCGAACGCCATCGACCAGCGCGGTCGGTGTGCCAGAGATCGAGGTCAGCCGATCAATAATCTCCGCAACGCCACCCTCGGCGACAGTCTCGTCGCCAAGCTCGGCCCGAAACAACTCATCGACGCCCATGGCGCCGACCGCTTCAAGCACCTCCGCGACCGTCTTGTGTGTGCCGGCCTCAAGCGCCTTTCCGAACATCTCCGATCGTTTCTGACCGGACATGCCCAGAAACTCGCCCAGGTTGCAGTGGTACGGCTCGACGTCCAGCAGCTTCTTGACGGCCTCGGCATATTCTTTGGCACTGACCTTTCGACCATTGACGGCGTGTGCGCTGCCGGTCCTGCCGACCGACCTCCTGAGAGTGCGGACCTCCGGGTCATCAAACGACATGTCGACAGCCCACGCTCCGGTAGGCGAGAGCCTGTCGAGCCCCTGGCTACCGTACTTTGTCGGGACCAGCAGACACAACGCGATGGAATCAAGAACGGTCGACTTTCCAGAGCCCATTTTGCCGACAACGGCCGTGAGGGATGAGTCAATCTTGATGTCTACAGACTGACCGCGCACACCATTGGCTCGAACACCGGTGATCTTCATGATTTCTCCTAACCTTCTGTCTGGTTGGCCTTCGTGATAAAGTCCTTCAACTCTTCAGCAGTGGCCTCTTCGAGATTCTCGATTCCACATCCCGCCTTGACCGCGTTCGCCTTTGCGATGCCAACGAGATCGCGGAGATCCGCGTACGCCTTGGCGGCCACGGGGAGCATGTCGGCCTTAACCTCGGCCTCCTCCTGCTCCGCCTGCCCCTGCTCTTCGTCGTCATCGCCCTCTTGCCGATTCTGTTCGGCGCGGTCATCGTCCGCAACCTGGTTGATCACCTCGACATCTTCCTCGTCGATCGACGTCACGACGGCGGTCGCGGTCACGTCGATCACGCCGTCACGGAAGTCCTCGAGCCTGTCGTTCTGGGCCAAGTCTTGGAGCTTGCGGATGTCGTCACGATCAAAGTCGTTGACCCAGCCCGTGACTGTCACCATGGCCCTGCCATTTTCGGCCTGTATGGTGCTCGGGATCGACGGGTGGGCCTTGAGTGCGTTTCGCTCGGCGAAGCTCTGCGCCAGCCTCTCGATGAATTTGAGTCTGGTGGTGTGGTCCCGCATCACCTCGTGGATGACCTTGGACTTCGTGTTGACCCACAGGCCGATGCCGCCCGTTGAATGGATCGGGAAGAACTTGTATCCCTTGGGGACATCCTCGTCGTCTGAGGCGCCATACATGCCGATCAGGTCCGCGGCCTCCGGCGTTCCGGCGCGCTTGATTTTCGCCTGGATGTTCTCGAGCAAATAGATGTTGATATCCAGGCGAATCATCACGTCGGTGGCCACGAGCGACCCGGTAGGCGAGTAGCCAACCGCAAAACACCGCGCGTACACAACCTCCGGCATCCTTGTTTTTTGATTCACCTGGATGAGAGGGTTCATCTGCTTCTGGCCGTCGACGATAACATGCTCTGGCCGGACAATCATCACAGAGTTGAGAGCATTGAGCCGGCGGTAACCCTCGATCGAGAGCGTGTACTTATTGCCGGTGGGGAGCCGGATAATCTCGCCAGAACTTTCGGTCAGCATTACTGTCGACCGCACCTTCTTGAGGTACGCGCCGTCTTCACGACGAACGAACGTCGTGTCCGGCAATTCGGCGGTGTTCTGTGACGCGATCGCCATCAACACCTTTGCCGCCACTTCCGGCTGTTCTTTGCACAACAGCTCGGCGTTTTTGAGGGTCATATCGCTGATCTTGAATGGCATCGTGTCTTTGAGGGCAAGACCCTTCTTTTGATCTCGGCTCATGTGCGGCCCTTTATGCTCTTGAGTTTGGCGACGATCTTTTCGTGCGCATTGCCCACCGTATCGCTCGGCGACTTCTTACCGAGTGCCGAATCAACCACCCTGATCGCGTCTTTTCTGGGTATCAGGTCCTGGCCGCAGATAACGAGACCGCGGCGCTGGTCGCCGACTCGCTCGACATGCTTCTTTCTGATCAGGATGTCGACAAGCTCGGACGTAGCACTCTTGCTGTTCCCGAGCCTGTTGGCGATTTCCTGAATGGACGGCGAGCACCCCGTTTCCGAGATGATTGTTCGGATGGCTTCTAGTGCGTCACGCTGGCGCGGCGTCAAGGGTTCCATTGCGTCCTACCTCCTGGGGCAGGATACACTGGTATCGTCCGGGTGTCCAATACCCGTATGACTATGCCCGACTGATCTTGAGGAAACTGCCCGCGGCGTTGACCCGCAAGTCACCGGCGCCGGCGGTCCTCTGCGCAGTCACCTTGATGTAGGCCGCGGAGACCGAGGCGATCACCTTGATCGTCACCGTGTGGTACGTGCCGTCGAACGAGATCCGCGACTCAGCCCGGGTCAACTGCGTGGTGGCCCCGTAAACACGGAGCGCGAGCTCGTGCTCGCCCGAGCCCGACGTCCTCTCGATCGTGAGTTGGCACTCGATCTCATAAAGCCCCACATCTGGGACGTTTATGCGCTCGGTCAGGCTTGATGTGCTGTGTGTGTAGTACCGATCGATGGCAATCTGCGAATTCCACGTGACGTTCGTCTCGGTGCCGCCAGAGAGTGTCTGGTTGGCCGTCTTGCCCAGGGCGATGCGCGGGCTCATCTGGCGGAACACCGGGCCGTTGATCCATATGCCCGGCGCGTCCTCGTCCTCGACGTAGAACGGTAAGCCGTTTGCTGGGTCCAGAATTGTCCATGACGAGTTGATCGCCATTCCGAGCTCGCCATCGAATCCAGACCAGGCCCCGGTGGCGCTGTCGCCAATGATGAACACCTCGCCATCGGTGATGCCGGGCGGCGAACTCAGGCTGCGAGTCTTGACCAGCATGCCGTTGAGAAGGTCGAGCCGGTCGATCGCCTCGTTGTGGGACACCTCGGCGTTGTCCTGGCTCTCTGAGAGGTACGGAAGCTTGAATCTGGTCGTACGGTCATCGCTCATGGTAATTTAACCCCACAGATTGCTGTACATCACTCGGAACGCTCCGGGGCCGCGGCCGGCGACCTGGCTCACCTGATAGACCGCAACGCCGATCGGATACCCGGGGATAAAGCCATCACTCGCGATCGTTCCTGCATCATACGTGACGGTTGTTGCCTCTGTAACCTCGATCGTTCGTACGACAGTTGATCCCTCAAGTATCGACCCACTCAGGATGTCGACCTCATACGTTTCCGGCGTCTCGTCTGCTGGCAGCACTTTTTCTGAGAATATGCCCCGGGCGTACTTCATCCGCCTGGTCCACGAGATCACAAGGTCTTCGTCTTCGTTGTACTCCCCGCGGAGATTGCACGGAGAAAACGGCCGGAGAGTCCTGGCGGACACAAGCGCCCTCTGTGATTCGTAGTCGGAGACCAAACCCCCTACAGCCGGGAATTTCCAGTAGGAGTTGTCGCCATAGGGCCTCTCGATAAACCGGAGGCTGCTCGCTTCGCCAAGGACTGCGATTCTGCCAAAGCCCGTTTGGTGCGGGATGAGGTGGTCCGTCCCGCGCAAGCCGCGCAGGAGCGTGCTGATTCGGTATTTGCCGGTCTCAAGGAGCTCCGAGTTTGCAAAGGCCACAATCTCGTATTCGCCTGTCGCGCTCTGTAGTGCGAGCCGGTTCGCTCCCGACAACACCTCGCTTTCCGACGCGCTCGACAAGCCGCCGTCATAGGTCAGGATGTCCAAATGGCTCGAGCGGTCCCAGCGGTGTGGCCTCGACAGCGGGTTCATGTATCCACCGGTCGTCAGGCCGATAGTGGCCTCCACACCGATATCTACCTCTTTGTCGAAGTCGATGTTGTTTGTGCTGTCCCAAAGCTGGGCGCCTCGCCACGCACCAGACCTGTCCTTGTTGCACACGACGTAGTAGAGACCAACACGATCTTCTTGCGAAGGCGTAAGGGCAGGCATGTCGACTACCACACCAACGGTCTCGCCCGGCTGATAGAAAGCGTCGTCGGTGTCGGTCTCATCAACGACAGAGTCGACGTCGTACACGTCGGGGTCGTAGAACATGCCTTCGACCATCACCCTGTAATCGTGGCCGACAGCCACCTTGCGCACCCATACTTCTCGTTCGCGGCCCATGTAATCTGGTAGGACGAGGGTCATGCCTTCTCGGAGGCCGAGATATTTAGGAGGCAGAACAAGCTCGACCCGTTGGCGCTCTGCCTCGGCGGCCCAGAGGTATCTTGTCGCGATGTTCAGCGCCTCTTTGCCGTCGAGCGTGATGGGCAAGTCGAGCGTGACCCGGTTCTGCTGGACGTGGTCGTTCCGAGCCTTGCGCTGAGAGCCCTGCTCAAGATTGAGCGTGTGGTCGTAATAGCGGACCGCAACCTCGCTGGGCAAATCATAGTTGTCGACGTCTGTAACATCCAAGAGTCGCGGCGCGTCTCGGCTCTCTGGCGATGATGCGGCCAGGTCATTCATGTCGACGACCAACCGGTCCTCGTCCCCCTTCGGGATGAAGTTGATTACCCCGTCTCGCTCCTGGACATTAACATTGAAGGCGAGCATAAGCGGAGCCAGGGCCCGTCCCATTTCTTGCGGGCCCGAGACGATATATCCGTTCAGGCACTGGTCGAGCCGATTCACGCTGAACTCGCTCGTGTCATAGCCGGCACGCTGCATGATCAGGCTGATGGCGTCCTGTAGCGTGAACGGGTTCTCCTGCTCGACGACGACCGATATGTTCGGGATTCTGTTGCCGTAGTCTGCAAGCTTAAGTCTGTTGATAACGATGTAGCAGGTCTTCTTGAATGGGTATGTATTCTCTTCGCCCTCGTATGAGACAATCGTTGGGTCCGAGGTTGTCTGCGACCCGTCGTAGATCGTGATGCCATCGTATTTGGTCGTGTCTGGAGAGCTCCCGTCGTAGATCACTTTGGCGTCTGCGTAGATCTTGACGACGCGGCCGATCCTGTTGTCGGGCAGGCCCTTCGTGTCGCAGACGCCGATGGCCATGTCAACCGAGTAGCTGTACGTGCTGGCCGACGGTCCTGAGATGCCGCCCTTGCCGGCATCTACAGTCGACTTCTGTTCGATGAGGGGCGACTTCCAAATAACCGTGCCGCCAACCCGGCTTCTTGGGCCGAGGATCCAATGCATCGGCGCCCCGCGCTGATTGGTCATCACCGGCTGATCGGTGAGCCGCGGTCCGCTCAGGTTGTCTCTCCCAAAGATGGCGGGGAACAGATATGTCGAGTCAATAAACGACCCGATGCTCCCGCCCACAAATCCGCCGATCGCGGCGCCGGTCAAGCCAAACGCGACAACACCAGTACCCAGGGTTGAGGCGCCGATTGCCGACCCGACCGCGAATAGTGCTAGGGTTGCCATGGCTGGGCTCCCTTCAACCTGAGCGCCGTCACGAGACGGTTCTTCCATGGGTTCATGTAGGCGTGTTCTACCACAGATCCAAGGTCTTTGGCTTTAGACACGCGGCCACGACCGCGGGCGACTCCGGGACGGCCGGCACCCGAATGCGAATGGATCATGCCGAGGCCGCCTGCGTAGTCTGAGAATACACAGATGTGTTGCGGGTACCTCTTCTGGCTGTCGAGCCAGAAGAGGCCAAGGTCCCCTGGCTCGATTTCTGATGGCTTGATCCGGTCTGCATACAACTCACACTTCTCGATCAGGACGTAGCTGCTGGGCCTCATCGAGTAGGCCGTGAAGTCCTTGAACTGAAAGCCGATCTCGGTCCATGCGCCGCAGATCAGGCCGATGCAATCCACGCCACCATCTGGGCCCTTCTTCCGACCGGCGTGATGAAACGGTGTACCAACATACGACCGGGCCGCGAGAACAAACGCCCTGCGGTCTACTCCGCTGGGGCATCCGGCGTCAAGAGAACGTCGTCCGCACCCGGCATCAAGTGTGCTCCGCCGAAGTTGTCTTTGTTCCCGTATTGACTGCATGTGACAAACCTTCCATCGCAGCCCGGAATGAGATCAAAGGTGTCTCCCACCTCGATGTCATAAGGCGTACCTGTAAATAGACGCAACACGCCATCCTCTTCTGTGTAGTCCTTGATGTCGGATATCAGGCCGGCGTTGTTTCCCGTCAACCATGTCACCTTGCCGTCGTTGTAGTAGTCGTTGCCTTTGCCTGTCGGGACGTCGGTCTCGAACTCTTTCTGGGCATTGACCACAGCGGCGACCGCAGCGCCCTCGACACGCACAGTGTCCAGGTCGAAACCACAATCATCGCCACCAAACCGGTCTTTCCACCGGCACGTGGGCTCCCACGAGCTCCCGACGGTGACCCGCAGCTTTGTCAGCGGCCCCTCGGTCTGCCCCTCCCATTGATCCGCGTTGTGCTTGGTCGACCTCAGTGTGTACGTGTTAATCCGGT